TTGCAACACTTTGGTACTCGCACCGATGTTATTATTGCAATGGAAATGGGAGATAAGATTGATGGAGAGACTGCCTATCAACTTATCAAAGCAGAGTTGAAAGAACTCAAAAAGAAACGTAAAAATTATAAGAAAGAAAATGAGTGAGCAAGTAAAACTGATTTCTGTGACCCCTGATGCTGAGAAGGTAATGGGTTACGTAGCGAGGGTCAGCAACCCCTCTAACCAGGAGAACCCGAACGTTGCGGGTCTTCTTAAGTATTGTGTGAAACACCAGCACTGGAGCGTCTTTGAGCAGGCATTCATGACGCTTGAGATCGAAACCACCAGGGGCATTGCAGCACAGATTCTGAGGCATCGTTCTTTCACCTATCAAGAGTTCTCCCAACGATATGCTGATAGTTCTCTTCTAGGAGATAGTATTCCTCTCTTTGACTTGCGTCGTCAGGATACAAAGAATCGTCAAAACTCTATTGATGATATTGATGATTCGGTAAAGCAAGAGTTTGAGAGTAAGATTCGTAAGCACTTTGATGACTCTATGGTTCTCTATCAGTCAATGCTTGATATGGGAATCGCAAAAGAGTGTGCAAGGTTTGTATTGCCTCTGGCAACTCCAACACGAATCTATATGAGTGGCTCGTGCCGTTCTTGGATTCATTATATCTCTCTGCGTTCTGGTCACGGAACTCAGAAAGAGCATATGGATATTGCTGATGCTTGCAAGAAGATCTTTATGGAACAGTTTCCAACTGTTTCAGAAGCACTTGAATGGGTCTAAATATATCATTATGTTATTTAACTTTTATGCCGACGTATAGATTTGAAAATACTGAGACGGGTGAGATCTTTGAGAAATGGATGCTCATGGCAGAAAAAGATCCATATCTCAAAGAAAACCCTCACCTGAAACCACTGATTCCAACACAGATGAATGTTGGAGAAGTTGGAGATTGGCAAAATAAACTAATCTCCAAAAACCCTGGATGGAATGATGTACTTAAAAAAGCATCTAAAGCTCCAGGTTCTAAAGTAAAACCTCTCTAATAAGATATGCCAAGAAGAAGAAAGGACGATCAACCAATTGGTGTTGGTATGACTGCAAAGCAGATGAAAAGAAAAAAACCAATCGGTTCAGATTTGTTTAGGGAAATTGAACCTCTAACTGAAAACCAAGGTGTTTTATTTGATTCATTTTCTGAGGGAAAAAATATAGTTGCATATGGTGCAGCTGGAACAGGAAAGACATTTATTACTCTTTATAATGCACTTAAAGAAGTTTTAGATTTGAGAACACCATATGAAAAAATTTATATTGTTCGTTCTTTAGTTGCAACTAGAGAGATTGGATTTCTTCCTGGAGACCATGAAGATAAATCTTCTCTTTACCAAATTCCATATAAGAATATGGTAAAGTATATGTTTGAAATGCCATCAGATGCTGATTTTGATATGCTGTATGGTAATCTTAAAACTCAAGGAACTATTAGTTTCTGGAGTACTTCTTTTATTCGTGGCACTACTTTAGATAATTGCATTATTATTGTTGATGAGTTTCAGAATCTAAATTTCCATGAGTTAGATTCTATTATCACTCGTGTTGGTGAAAACTCCAAGATTATGTTCTGTGGTGATGCAACTCAGTCTGATTTAATTAAGACAAATGAAAAGAATGGTATTATTGATTTTATGAAAATCTTGAGGAACATGCCATCATGCGATGTAATCGAATTTGGTGTTGAAGATATTGTTCGCTCTGGATTGTGTAAAGAATATCTAATTGCAAAAATGGAACTTGGTCTATGACATTTATTCATCATAATTACTTGGGTGATCTTGAACTAAACAAAAAAGAAACTTCTGGCATCCGTCTCTATAATCTTCCAAATGGAGACTGGGTGCCTTCTATTACTTCTGTAACTAGTTTTTACAATAAGCAAGTTTTTGTTGAGTGGAGAAAGAGAGTTGGTGTAGAAGAAGCTGATAGAATCACAAGACAAGCAACAGCAAGAGGAACTGACTTTCACCAAATATGTCAGGACTATCTTGAAAATAAAGAACTGAATATGGATGACTATCAGTTACCAACTCAGTTTATGTTTCACCATGCCAAACCATATCTGAATAAGATAAATAATATTCATGCCATTGAAAGAACTTTATATTCGGAGTATCTTGGTCTAGCAGGCCGAGTAGACTGTATTGCAGAATATGAAGGAGAGTTGGCAGTTATTGACTTTAAGACATCCACTAAAATTAAACCAGAAAAGTGGATCGAAAACTATTTTGTTCAAGAGATGTTTTATGCATCTGCTTATTACGAATTGACTGGAATTCCCATCAAAAAACTTATCACTTTGATGGTAACTCCTGGTGGTGAAGTAAAAGTATTTGACAAAAGAAACAAAAACGACTATATTAAATTATTAGTTCGTTATATTAAAAAATTTGTACATCACAATACTGGGACGCATGGAGAATGAATTAGAAAAGGTACTGGAAAATAAATTCTTTTGTCCTTCTCGTTTCGCTCAAGAGATAGAATCTGTGGTTCAAAAAAATAAAGAAATGAACTATATTGATGCAATCATATATTTTTGCGAGAAGAACAATATTGAAGTAGAATCTGTACCAAAATTAATCTCAAAGCCTCTAAAGGAGAAATTAAAATATGAGGCAATGGAGTTGAACTTCCTAAAGAAAAGTTCTAGAGCAAAACTTCCTTTGTAATATTAAATGAAAGTGACACCAATCGAGGCCTATAAGACTTATATTTCAGTTAAAAATCATTTCACAAAACCAAACTATGATTATATCAAATACAATGGTAAAGTAAAGGCAGGTGAAAAGAGTTTTTATTCCCGTAAAGATAGGTTTTGGTTTGAAAGATTGTCAAGGCAAAAGAAAGATAATGAAATACTAGATTTTTTTGTTTCTAATTTTGCATCAGCCACTGATCCTCAGACACTTTGGATTGGAGAAATTATTAAAAGTGGAACAGATATTTACAGTGATTGGATGAAAAGAATTCAATCACTGTCTTATAATTTTAAGCAAGAAGTAGAGTTCTTGTTTTCCTCAGAAAAATTTGAAGATATTTTCAAAATCAAAGGGTCTTCACATCCTTTGATTTTGAAGTATTATATGAAAGGAAATATTTCATTAGAAACTCTTGTTATATTTGATATGATTTTTTCTTTTAGTAAAAATTTTGACAAGAAATTAAATGATCCTGTTTGGGATATTGTAAGTATGAAAATTAAAAAGTACTCTCCATTTATACATATAGATGTATCTCGCTATAAGAGAGTTTTAAAAGAAGTTATTTTGGAGAATAAATGAGTTTTTTTGAATCAGATGTCGTCCGAGCTGAGATGACAGAAATATCTGAATTACAGGAAGAGATTTACAGTAATGTATTTAAATTTCCTACTATGAGTAGGGAAGATAAATTGGAACACATTAATATCTTAGAAAGACTTCTCGATAAACAAAAAGTTCTTTACACAAGACTTTCTCTTTCAGATGATCCAGAAGCAAAAGAGATGAAGAAAAGAATTTCTGAATCTGCAGTTGTTATGGGCCTTCCAGAAAATGTTGATATGAATGTTTTTTTCCGAGACATGAGTGAGATGGTTAAAAAAATGAAGGAACAGATTGACAAAACTGGGTCAGACCTGTAGAATAGTCAGGTACACAAAAGCCAAATACGTACAAATCCGAGGTAATCTAATGTCTTTTGCAAATCTTAAAAAGCAATCTTCTCTTGGTTCTTTGACTGCCAAACTGGTCAAAGAAGTTGAGAAAACAACTTCCAGCAGCGGTACTGATGAGCGTTTCTGGAAACCTGAAATGGACAAGACTGGAAATGGTTTTGCCGTTATTCGTTTCCTTCCTGCACCTGATGGAGAAGATCTTCCTTGGGCAAAGGTATATTCTCATGCTTTCCAAGGTCCTGGTGGTTGGTATATTGAGAACTCTCTGACTACTCTTGGTCAGAAAGATCCTGTTTCTGAGCACAACCGTGAGCTTTGGAACAGTGGTAACGATAAAGATAAAGAAATTGTTCGCAAGCAGAAGCGTAAACTGTCTTTCTATTCCAACATTTATGTTGTAAAGGATCCTGCAAATCCCCAAAACGAAGGTAAAGTTTTCCTGTTTAAGTATGGTAAGAAGATCTTTGATAAGATCATGGAAGCAATGCAACCTGAGTTTGAAGACGAAACTCCAATCAATCCTTTCGACTTCTGGCAAGGTGCAAACTTCAAGATCAAAATCGTCAAGAAGGATGGTTATTGGAACTATGACAAGTCAGAGTTCGACCGAATTGCACCACTCCTGGATGATGACGATGCTCTGGAAGCCCTCTGGAAGAAGCAGTATTCTTTGACTGCTGTTACTGCTCCTGACCAGTTCAAGTCTTATGAAGATCTTGAAAAGCGTCTGAAGTATGTTCTGGGTCAAAAACCTGCTGCCCGTCCACAACTGGATGAAGAGGTTGATGATGAGGACAATGATCGTGGTTCTTATACTCCGAACTTTAGTTCTCGTCGTGAAGAGAGTGAACTTCCTGAAACTCTCAGCAAGCAACTCAATAGTCTCTCATCTAAATCGGATGAAGATGAAGATGATGCTATTGCATACTTCCAGAAACTTGTTGATGATTGATTAATCGTATAGTCTAATATTATCAGCTCTCTTAAGGGTTCTTGACAGGTACTGTGAAGAAACCTTTTT